ATCAACTGCCCGAACTGGTCCGCAGAGGATGAGATTACCTTCGGCGTTTATGCTGCCGTTGGAACGTATACTTATACCACGGACTCAGACGGAGTCAGGACATATGATGTCGATGCGAAGATGATCTCTGACACAACCTATGACAGAGCGACTCTTCCGACAGCACCGACAACCATCGACGCTCAAGCCACAACTACACCGGAGACAATCCGTGTCATGTGGGACTGGTCCTGGGATGCTGCGGATGTCGCAGAGTTATCCTGGGCAGACCACGAGGATGCTTGGGAGTCTACCGATGAGCCGGATACATACATCGTTCAGAAACGCTATGCAACAGCCTGGAACATCTCGGGACTGGACGCAGGCATCAGATGGTATGTAAGGGTAAGGCTCGGCAATGAAACCGCAGATGAGACCATCTGGGGACCGTATTCGGAGACCGCCTGGGTTGACCTGGCCAGTGCTCCGGCGAAACCTTCCCTGGATGTATATCCGGCACTCATTCCACCAGACGGAACGGTGACAGCTTCGTGGGGCTATGTGACCACAGACGGAACCGTCCAGGCCCATGCGGAAGTGGATGAGGTAACTGTTGTAGCAGGCGAAACGGTTTACACCAAAGTAGCAGAAACAGAGTCTGCTCAGCATCTGACCATTGATGCAGCAGAGAAAGGCTGGCAGGCAGGAGAGACACATAACTTAGTTGTCCAGGTTACATCCGCATCCGGCAGGAAGTCAGATGAGTGGAGTGATCCGGTGCCGGTCATCATTGCGACTCCGCTGACATTAACCATTACACAGAACTCTCTGCAGGTCGTACCGGTTCCGGATGACGATGAAGAGGGAACAACAAGAAACCAGCTTTCATTGACGGCCATGCCGATGACTGTGACCGCAACTGGAGCAGGAGCCGGCGGGACTACTATCGTGGCGATCGAGCGGGCAGAGGACTTTGTAGCAGGCCGTCCGGACGAGAGAAAGACCGACTGCTTCAAGGGTGAGACCATATACCTGCATCAGCAGACAGGCGAGGCACAAGTCACGATCCAGAACGATGACCTGATCGGAGCGCTGGATGATGGTGCTCAGTATAACCTGGTATGTACCATCATGGACGGCCTTGGCCAGACAGCAGAGACTGTTGTTCCTTTTGAGGTGCGCTGGGCAAGACAGGCGGAAGCACCCACGGCAATCGTCTACACTGACCAGGAGGCTATGATCAGTAAGCTGACACCGGTCGCTCCGGCTGGATGGGTAAGCGGAGATACATGCGACATCTACAGGCTGTCTGTGGACCTTCCTGAGCTCATCTACAAGGGCGCAGAGTTCGGTCAGACATATGTAGACCCATATCCAACAGTTGGCCCATTTGGAGGCCATCGGTTCGTCTGCGTAACCAATGACGGGGACTACATTGACGAGAATAACCAGTTCGCCTGGTATGACACAAACAACGACACCAACGACATCCTTGACATGCAGGCCACCATCATAGACTTCGGTGGGGACCAGGTCATCCTGGAATATGATATGGAGATCTCCAACAACTGGGAGAAAGACTTTATCCAGACCACATATCTGGGAGGAGCTGTCCAGGGGGATTGGAATCCGGCAGTGAAGCGGTCCGGCTCCGTGTCAGCGAGATCTCTTGTATTAGGTGACCCGGAGACCATCGAGAAGATGCGCAGGCTCGCATCATATGCAGGGATCTGCCATGTTCGTACAGCAGACGGGTCAAGTTATGCAGCGGATGTGCAGGTTAGTGAGAAACAGACATATCAGACAGCCGGAAAGCTCGCAGAGTTCAGCCTGAAGATAACAAGGGTTGATCCGGAAGAATATGACGCTGTAGCGCTGACAGAGTGGGAGGAGCAGTAATGGAATGGAACAAAGGATATACAGCTTCATTTTATGCATGCTTCGTTGACCCTGTCACATGGCGTGACATGGAAAGCTTTCAGATTACGGGCGGGAGCATATCCCGCTCGGAGGCTGACCTGAAAGAGGCTGCTGACATACAATGCATTGATTATGATCAGAGTAGAGAGAGATGGGTCAGGGTATGGATGGACACCAGGCAGGGCGGAGCATCTGCCCATACAGCGCTGTTCACTGGCCTGGCTACCAGTCCGGACAAGACTTTCCTTGGACCTATTGCTGAGACCCCGGTGATCATGTCATCGGTGTTGAAACCCGCTGCAGACATCCATCTACAGAGAGGATACTATGCTCCGGTCAATGTTGCTGGTGGCAGGATCGTTGCAGATCTGCTCAGTGTCACCCCTGCCCCGAAAGAGGTAGCGGATTATTCCCCGGCTTTAAAGACTGCCATCATTGCAGAAGACAAGGAGTCGAGGCTGACCATGGCCTTGAAGATCCTGGACGCTATCAACTGGCGCCTTACGATTTCGGGCACCGGAACGATTCGAATCGGCCCGAAACCGACAGAGCCGGTGGTCAGGTTTGATTCAGCGGAGAATGATTCTGTGGAGCCGGAGGTCTCCGTATCATATGACTGGTTTAGTTGTCCCAACTGCTTCCGGGCTATTGCAGACGGCGTTTCTGCTGTGGCCAGAGATGACGATCCGGACAGCATCATGTCAACGGTCAGCAGAGGCAGAGAGGTCTGGATGGAAGAAGATGACTGTGACTTAGCAGAGGACGAGACCCTGGCGGAATATGCCAGGAGGAGACTCAAGGAAGAGCAGGCCCTGTCAACTATCCTGAATTATGACAGGAGATATCATCCGGATGCAAATGTGGGAGAACTGATCAGACTGCACTACCCGAAGCAGAAGATAGACGGAGTCTTCCGTATTACAGAGCAATCTGTTGATGTTGGAAGTGGTACGACATCCGAGGAGGTGAATGGAGTTGTCTAAGTATAACCGAATCAAAAAAGACTTCCTGGAGGCCATGCGAGGAGCTGGGCAGGCTAAGACCCAGGCTTATGATACTCCGGCCACAGTGCTGCGGGACGACGGCGATATACTCTGGGTCCATATTCCGGGCGGAGTCGATGAGACCCCGATCAAAAAGACTATTGATGCAAAAAGAGGCGACGTTATCCAGGTGAGAGTCGGAGGCGGGACGGCCTGGGCCACAGGCAATCAGACCGCCCCACCCACGGATGACACCAAAGCCAAAGAAGCAGATACCAAGGCGAAGGATGCAAACATTCTTGCTAAGCTAGCCAAAAAGACCGCAGATAAAGCAGGAAAAACTGCTACCAACTATCTGTCATGGTCTGCTGAATACGGCTTGATCGTTTCTGAGGATGCCACAGAAAATCCTGAGGAAATGGAAGGTGGAAGTACAAGAGTCACTTATGACGGCGTGGAAATGTACAAGGCACAGACAAGAGTTGCCAAGTTTGGAGAGACATCCGTCATCGGTGACGAGGCCAGTGCCCATGTTTACCTTGATCCTGATACCTTTAATGTGACCAATGACACTGGAGCACAGTTTTTTTCCGTTGATATGAACGGGGAGAGCGAAAGACTGTCGTTCGACAAAAAGGTCACATCAGTAATAGGGGTGTCTGCAACTGCAAGCGTGACAATCAGTGATAGTCCCGAACTAGACTTTATAGAGGACGGCGTTAATATAGTTGTCACCATTGCATCTGTAGGAGGGAGCTACGCTGATAATGCAGGATGGGGAGCGATTAAAGGAACTGCAAAAACAGAGGTATACACATCCCAATCAGGCATAGCCTTCACGCTCACTTATGATGGAGAGCATACTTTCACTGTTTCATGGAACAACACGGTGCAACGAACAGTGCTCCTGCGTGTAAGGGAAAGCCTGAACATGAACACGCCTTCGTTCACATTTGGAACAAGGTCGGATACAAAAGGGTCATTCTCATCGACATTCGGTGAAGGTCTTTCTGCAAGTCATGCTAATCAAGTAGTAATTGGTAGATACAACGAAGATTCTTCTTATGCGGCTTTTATTATAGGAAATGGGGTTTCAGACCCAAATATCTTATCCAACGCTCTCACCGTAGATTGGGATGGAAACTTAGAATGTAATAATCTTCCTGCTATGGTGGAATGCGGAATCAAAACGGGAGCAACCACTCCTGCAAATAGTTATTTGAGTTTCACGGTTAGCTTTGGCAAGAACTTTACCAGTGTACCGATTGTCACTGCAACGCTCCAAGCCACTTCCTCAAGCGTGGACTTCAACAAGGTGCAAATTAGTGTATACAACATCACCACGACAGGATTCTATGTGAGAGTATACAATGGAACAGCTTCTCAAACATCACCCAATATTACATGGATTGCGATGCAGAAAGAAGCCTTGATTCATACCTAAAAGGAGGAACAAATGAGCGCAGTAGTTATTAACATTGACACATCCCTCACCGATGTCCCGACCATTGAAGTCGGCAAGCAGGGTGAGAACGGAGCGACGCAGGTCGTATTCGATGTGTCAGAAATGATAGAAACATACGGATCTGGCACTGCTTATGTCGTTGTACAGAGGCGGGGAGATGCAGAGCCGTATCTCTTAGACAATACAAGTCAGAGCGGCGATAAGGTTACCTGGACCGTTTCCAATGTCGATACAGACGTGTATGGAACTGGAAGAGTGCAGCTGTTCTGGCTCATCAATGAGCAGGTAGCCAAGACGGTGACTTATCAGTTCTATGTGGAGGAAGCCCTGCATGATCCGCAG